TAAGAATGAATACACTGCTACTGAAGTCCACTGGTCAGAAGTACCTGGTAGGGATGCTAAGTGGAAGGAACAGACTATTAAGAACACATCTGAACAACAGTTTAAGGTTGAGTTTGAATGTGAGTTCTTAGGATCTGTTGACACTCTTATTAGTGTTAGTAAGTTAAGAAACCTTGTCTTTGAAGATCCAATACAAAATAATGGAAAGGGATTGGTAATATATGAGCAACCTATAAAAGGTAACGATTATATTATTACGGTTGATACTGCTAGAGGAATAGATCATGATTACTCTTGTTTTATTGTGTTTGACATCACTACATTCCCACATAGGACTGTAGCAAAGTATAGGAATAATGAAATTAAACCTATGCTATTTCCAAATATTATAATGGATATTGCCAATGCTTACAACCAAGCATATGTTTTGATTGAGATCAATGACATAGGAGAGCAGGTAGCGAGCATTATGAATTATGATTTGGAGTATGAAAATCTACTGATGTGTGCTATGAGAGGAAGGAATGGTCAACAAGTAGGATCAGGATTCTCAGGTAGTAAAACACAAATGGGTGTTAGGATGACTGCAGCAGTTAAAAAGTTAGGTTGTTCTAACTTGAAAACTTTAATGGAAGATGATAAAATAGTAACGAACGATTATGATATTATCGCAGAACTAACAACCTTTGTTCAAAAGAAACAATCATGGGAGGCAGAAGATGGTTGCCATGATGACTTAGCAATGTGTTTAGTTATCTTTGCTTGGTTAGTAGCACAAGATTACTTCAAGGAGATGACAGACACAGATGTTCGTAAACGCATCTATGAAGAACAAAAGAATCAGATTGAACAGGACATGGCTCCTTTTGGATTTATGTCTGATGGTTTAGATGATGAAGATGAGTTTGTAGATGGGGAAGGTGATAGATGGGCAAGGGTTGATGAGTATGGTGATAGATCTTTTATGTGGGAGTACAAGTAATGAGAGACTGGGGATTATTATCTTCTATACTAATAGCAGCAGTCATGTGGGTACAAGTTCCACAATGGTCTGATGACTGGGCAGTATGTGCCGTTGATATACCCGATGCAAAATGTCATTGGTATATTATGTCACCTGATAATACATTTGGTGAAGGATTTGATTGGGAAGATGCACCTTGGTTTGATGTTAATGGTCTTAATGATATACCAGCAATAGGAAAGACAACTGTAATGGAAAAACTACAGGAGCAATAATGAGAGTTGTTATTGTTAGTGGTGGATTTGACCCTATCCACAGTGGACACATTGAACACTTTAAAGAAGCAAAGAAGTTAGGTGATATTCTCATAGTAGGATTGAACTCTGATGAATGGCTAACTAGAAAGAAGGGTAAACCATTCATGCCCATAGAAGAAAGGATGGCAGTCATTCGAGAATTGAGAATGGTTGATAGTGCTGTAGCATTTAATGATGATAATAATAGTTCTATAGATCTTATTAAAAAGACTCTGGTACTATTTGATGATGTCTTATTTGCTAATGGTGGAGATAGAACACAGGATAATATACCTGAGATTGACGAGTTTGATAAAGACCCTAGAGTGCAATTTGCATTTGGAGTTGGTGGAACACATAAACAAAACTCTAGCAGTTGGATCTTAAAACAATGGAATTCGACTTAGACCAACAATTCGATCATGGAGAATTACTACTGAGCGAAAGACGATGTAGAGTCTGTGGTAGTATCAAGAATTTAATAGAAGGATTTTATATAACACATAAGAATAGTACACATCTTCCATCATCATATTCATACGAGTGTAAGTCATGTACAGTTGCAAGAGTAACTGCTAGTAGAAAGAAAGACTCAATGAACTGGGTGTACCCAGACTGGTAGTTCATGCACTGTTTCCCCGTTTAAAGACTAGTAAATAATAAATAATGATAGACAAATTGGAATCTATTAGGGGATAAAAAGATGCCACTAAATTTAGCATCTCCTGGAATTGTTGTAAGGGAAGTAGACCTGACCAACGGTAGAGTTGATGCAACATCAACTAAAACTGCTGGACTAGCTGCTCCTTTTGCTAAAGGACCAGTAGAGAGACCGCAACTTATAGAGACAGAAGCCGATCTCTTGGATACCTTTGGACAACCATATCCTAAAGATAACCATTACGAGTATTGGTTAACTGCTTCATCTTACCTTGCCTATGGTGGGGTTATGAGAGTTGTTAGAGCAGATGACGAAGAACTTAAAAATGGTTTTGTAGGTACAGCATCTAGCGTTAAAATTAAAAGTGTAGATGACTACACTGATGCTGGTTACAATGAGAACACCCTTGCTGGTGTTACATTCGCTGCAAAAAATCCAGGTTCATGGTCAAACGGTATTAAAGTTGCCATGATCGATGGCAAAGGCGATCAAGTTTTAAGTGGTATTGTTACCACTGATGTATTGGGTTATGGTTCTACAACCATTCCAATCGATCCTATTAATCTACAAGTTGGTTACGCTGTAACACAAACTGTTCCTGCAAACACAGTTATTGCTGGATCTGGTTCAACTAGTGTATTGGATGGATATTTAAAAGGATTAATTACAGAAGTTGGAAACGCTGCAATTACAGTTAAATTAGTTTCTCATGTATCTGGTGCTGGCACAGAAACTGCTGTTGACTATCAACAAGCAGGTACATATCAGTTCTCTGAGACTGGTAATCTTGGTATCCACACTGGTGAAGTAAGGAGATACGGTTCATGGAGAGGTTTATCACCTGCAACATACAGTGGTGTAACAACATACACTGGTTCTAAAGATTGGTTTGATCAACAAACAATCACACTAAACAATGGTACTGTTGTTAAGTGGAATCAAATTGCTGAGAAACCTGGCACATCATCTTATGCTGCTGCTAGAAACTCTAGATTTGATGAAATACATGTTGTTGCATACGACGATAGCGGTACTTTAACTGGTAACTCAGGTTCTATCCTAGAGAAACATGTTAACTTATCTAAAGCAAAAGACTCTCAATACTCTGCTGGTTCAGCATCATATTGGAGAAAGGTACTAGAAGTTGGTTCTGATAACCTATTTGGTGGTAGTGCTCCTGCTGGTATTGTTACTACAGGATTTGACACTGATCAATGGGATGTATTTGGTGATGGTGGATGGGATCAGAATACTGAGAACATTACATTTAGTTGTATCGGTAACTTTGCTGGAACACTAGCAGGTGGTAAGAACTATAATGGTGTTGTAGATATCAATGCATCAAATGCATTAAATCTAGATATCGGTGCTCTATCAGAAGCATATGATTATCTAAGAGATCCAGATCTCTATGATGTAGATTTCCTACTATTAGGATGTGCTAATCATGGTAAGTATGAAACTCAAGCATTATCAAATAAACTGATTGAGATTGCCGAGTTTAGAAAGGATGCAATCGCATTCCTCTCACCTTTCAGAGGATCATTCTTGAGTCCATCTGGTAATGGTGAATCACTACAGTTAAATGTAGATACAGTTACTGACAACATTGTTAGTTACTACTCACCAATCACATCTAGTTCCTATGCGATCTTAGATAGTGGTTACAAGTACATGTATGATAGGTTCAATCAACAGTTCAGATATGTCCCTATGAACGGTGACATCGCTGGTGCATGTGCAAGAAACGATATTAATAACTTCCCTTGGTTCTCACCAGGCGGAACTGCAAGGGGTGCTATTCTTAATGCTGTTAAACTAGCATACGCACCTAATAAAGTACATAGAGATAAATTGTATTCTAACAGAATCAATCCAATTATCTTCTCACCTGGTGCAGGTATTATCCTGTTTGGTGATAAGACTGGATTGGGTAGGTCTTCTGCCTTTGATAGAATCAATGTTCGCAGATTGTTTATCTTCCTTGAGAAAGCAATTGCTGCAGCAGCAAAAGATGTACTCTTTGAGTTCAACGACGAAATTACAAGAATTAATTTCATCAACATTGTTGAACCATTCCTTCGTGATGTACAGTCTAAGCGTGGTATTCAAGATTTCGTCGTTATCTGCGATGAGACCAATAACACACCTTCGATCATTGACAGCAATGAGTTTGTTGCTGACATCTATATTAAACCAGCAAGATCTATTAACTTCATAGGTCTAACATTTGTTGCTACACGCACAGGTGTTTCCTTTGACGAAGTTATTGGAAAAGTTTAATTATTAATTCACTTTAGGTAAGACTAATGGCAATCAATTCCGCAAACCCACCAAAGACCTCGGAAAGGACTATTGATAAGTTCAAGTCCAGGTTAACTGGTGGTATTGCAAGACCTAATCTGTTTGAGGTAGTTCTTGCATTCCCAGATGGTGTAGTAGATGCATCTGTTGCTGACATAGATCCTAAGAGTAGGTTCCTTGTCAAGACAGCAGCATTACCTGCGTCTAACATCGCTCCTATTAGTGTCCCCTTTAGAGGAAGACAACTAAAAATTGCAGGAGACAGAACATTCGATGAGTGGCAGATTACTGTCATCAACGATACAGATTTCGCAATCAGAAGTTCCTTTGAGAGATGGATGAACTCCATGTCTAAAGTATCTGACAACGCTGGTAACATTAACCCAGAAGATTATACTAGAGACGCATATGTCTACCAACTTGGTAGATCTGCTGTTGCTGGTGGTAATCAACAATCTGATCAGAACATGCCTGTTCTTAGAACATATAAATTCTATAGTGTGTTCCCAACTAATGTTTCTCAGATAGATCTTTCTTACGATTCTGCTGACGCAATCGAAGAATTTACCGTAACCTTACAGGTTCAGTGGTGGGAAGCTGCTGGAAATGGTGGTTCAGTAAGCTGATAAATAGATAAGATCAGGTACTTATTAAATAATGGCCAAACTTTTTGGATTCTCAATTGACGACAACGACGATCTACCTAAGGGTGTAGTCTCCCCCATTCCACAGACAGGTGAGGATGGGGTTGATTATTATATTCAGAGTGGATTTTCTAGTCAGGTAATAGATCTTGAAGGGATTTATAAAGACGAACATCAATCAATTAAAAAATATCGTGAGATGGCACTTCATCCAGAAGTGGACAATGCTGTAGAAGATATTGTAAATGAAGCAATTGTATCGGATACAAATGATTCTCCTGTAGAGATAGACTTGGAGAATTTAAATGCATCAGATGGTATTAAAGATAAGATAAGAGTTGAGTTTAAACACATCAAAGATCTATTAGATTTTGATTCTAAATCTCATGAAATTTTTAGAAACTGGTATGTTGATGGAAGGATATATTACAACAAAGTAATTGATATCAAAAAACCTCAAGATGGTATACAGGAGTTAAGGTATATCGATCCTATGAAGATGAGGTATGTTCGTAAGGAACAAAAACAAAATAAAGAAAGATCAGATTTGTTTAATGCTAGTCCTAATGTACATGATAATGATAAGGTAGTATTTCCTAAGATTGAAGAGTATTTCATGTATACTCCCACACCTAGGTATCCTACTAATATGATACAAGGTAGTGCACCCCATATGACAGGAGTTAAACTTGCAAAAGATTCTATTACATATTGTACCTCTGGTTTGGTCGATAGGAATAAGGGTACATGTTTATCTTATCTCCACAAAGCAATTAAAGCACTCAATCAGTTAAGGATGATTGAAGATAGTCTTGTTATATACAGACTATCGAGAGCACCAGAAAGAAGGATATTTTATATTGATGTTGGTAATCTACCTAAGATTAAAGCAGAGCAATATCTAAGAGATGTAATGTCTCGTTATAGAAACAAGTTAGTATATGATTCAAAAACAGGTGAAACAAGAGATGATAAAAAATACATGTCCATGCTTGAAGACTTTTGGTTACCAAGAAGAGAGGGTGGAAGAGGAACAGAAATTACAACATTACCAGGTGGACAGAACCTTGGAGAGTTGGCTGACATTGAGTACTTCCAATCTAAGTTGTACAGATCTTTGGGAGTACCTGAATCTAGAATCGCTGGATCTGGTGATGGATTTAATCTCGGTCGTAGTTCAGAAATTTTAAGAGACGAACTTAAGTTTAGTAAGTTTGTAGGTAGACTGCGTAAGCGTTTTGGTAAAATCTTTTTAGATATGCTAAGAACACAGTTGTTACTTAAGAACATTGTTACCCCAGACGATTGGGAGGTAATGTCTGAGCATATTCAATTTGATTTTATCTATGATAATCACTTTGCAGAACTAAAAGATAAGGAATTGATGGAAGGTCGTTTAGGTCTTCTTGGTATGGTTGAACCTTATGTTGGTAGATACTATTCTACAGAATATGTAAGGAGACAAGTATTGCGTCAAAGAGATCAAGAGATTGTAGAAATTGATGAGCAGATAGAGGATGAAATTGCTAAGGGTATCATACCTGATCCTAATCAACAGATGTTAGAGTTGGAACAGGGTGCTGCGATGGGTATGGAAATGGAAGATCCAAATGCAGCGATGGGAGAACTTCCACCGACCAAACCTGAGACTGCAGCTAAGTTACCAAAACCAGGTGCTAATGAGGGAGAGATATAAATAACTTTATCAGTATATACATGATTATGGAAGAACTCGTCAACATGATAGCGACAGATGCGTCTGCTGCGGATATTAGTGATCAGATCAAAGATACTTTATTTGCCAAATCAGCAGGTAGAATCGATGAACTGAGACCTCACGCTGCTGGAAATTTATTTGGCATCGAAGGGGAATCTGAAGTTGAAGTAGAAACTGAAGTTGAGTCTCAACCAGAAGAGGAAACAGCAGATGTCTAGAATATTACCTCTAGGACAAAAAGCAGCGTTGGCAGTTGGTAGTGGTAATGCTACTACTGTTGGTAATGCTACTGTAGTAAGAGTATTATCTAATGCTGGTGCTGCTCTTGTCGTTAGAACAGATTCTGATGATAATATTATCGGATCATATACTAGCGTAAGTGGTGCAGCAGATCTAGTTGAGAAGAACGCATCAGACAAGATATATGTAACAGGTAATGCTGTTGAAGTATCTAAAGTAGGATTTACTAATTAAACCAATGAAGTTAATCACAGAACAAATAGATGATGTAGAGATTATCGTTGAAAATCGCAACGGTAAAAAATCTATGTTTATCGAGGGTATCTTCCTCCAAGGGGATATTCAAAACCGCAATGGTCGTATGTATCCATTGAACACTCTTCGTAGAGAAGTTCAAAGGTATAACGAAAGTTTTGTGACATCTGGTCGTGCAGTTGGAGAACTCGGTCACCCCGAAGGACCAACAGTAAATCTAGATCGTGTATCACATAAAATTGTTTCACTTAAAGAAAGTGGATCTAATTTTATTGGTAAAGCAAAAATCCTCTCTACACCAATGGGTAGGATTGCACAGAATCTTATAGATGAAGGTGTAAAACTTGGTGTATCATCCCGTGGACTCGGTACTCTAGCAGTCAATAATGAAGGTGTTAAGGTTGTCTCTGATGACTTTATGCTTGCAACTGCTGCTGATATCGTTGCTGATCCTTCTGCTCCAGACGCATTTGTGTCAGGAATTATGGAAGGTAAAGACTGGGTGTGGGACGGTGGAGTCGCTAGAGAACAACTAGCACACAAGACTTACAAGCAAGTCAACACATTAGTTGGCAGCAAACAGCTTGAGGAGAACAAGCTTGGATTATTCCAAAACTTCCTATCAAATCTCTAAACTCAATAAATAAACATAGATTATACTTACTACTATTCGGAGTAGATCAGAAATGGCCGCTAAGGAACTTAACGAAATGGACAATCCTGTAACAAGGGGTGCGAAATCTGGCGATCCTATGAAGAAGGTTGACGATTCCACATCACCTGGAGCATCAGCATCTTACGAGGATCTCGGAGGCCCAACACCTCAAAACTATAAACCAGACGATAACTCAGCATCGCTGAAGTCTGCTACTGTAAAAACAGTAAAAGATATCGTCAATAAAGGTGCTGCTGCAGCAGACAAAATGCAGTCTATTGGCACTGAGGTGTTAAAGCAAGGTGACAATCCAGAAGCAGAAGAGTCTGCTGAGGTTGTTGCTGAAGAACCTACTACAGAGGAAACCACCGTGACAGAAGAAACACCTACAGTTAATGTAGAAGAAGATCTTGCTGCACTATTTGGTGGTGAAGAACTTTCTGAAGAGTTCCAAGAAAAGGCAAAGACAATTTTCGAGGCTGCAGTCAACTCTAAGGTTGCTGTTGTTAAAGAAGAATTGTCAACCGAATATGAAAAGACTTTGACTGAGCATCTTGAAGGTGTTAAGTCAGAACTCGTTGAGCGTTGCGATGCTTATCTGGAGTATGTCTCCGATGAGTGGCTCAAAGAAAATGCTCTAGAGGTCGAGCACGGTCTCAAGACCGAAATGACCGAATCATTCCTAAGTGGAATGAAGAGTCTTTTTGAAGATCATTATGTATCAATCCCTGACGATAAATATGATGTGCTGGAAAGCATGGTCAATAAACTAGATGATATGGAAGGCAGACTGAACGAACAGATAGAGAAAAATGTCTCTCTCAATAAGCGTCTTGGCGAATCTACAGCTGATGGAATTTTCCGTGACATTGCCGAAGGACTTGCTGAGACACAAAAGGAGAAATTACAATCTCTAGCTGAAGGTGTTGAGTTTGAAGGTGAAGAACAGTACCGTGAGAAGTTAGTTACACTTAAGGAATCTTATTTCCCTAAGGATGGTAGCAAACCTCAGGTTTCAAGAAAATCCGAAACCATTTCGGAAGGTATCAGTAGTGGGGACGCAATGGAAGTAACATCTTCTATGAGCAATTACCTACAAGCTCTTTCAATGGGCAAAAAATAAACCTACAAACTTAACAAGTAAAGTACTATGTACAATGCCGAACAAATTATGGAGAAGTGGAGTCCACTTCTCGACGCTGAAGGGGTAGATCCGATTAAGGATGCTCACCGTCGTTCAGTAACCGCAGTTCTTCTAGAGAACCAAGAAAAATTCCTCAAAGAGCAAGCTGCTTTTGAGAACGGAACCTCAATGCTAACTGAGGCAGCTCCAACAAACAGTGGTAACGCTGTTGGTGCTTCTGGTGCATTTGGTGGAGGCTCAGCAGAAGCTGGTCCTGTTGCTGGTTTCGACCCAGTTCTAATCTCATTGATTAGACGCTCAATGCCTAACCTAGTTGCTTATGAACTAGCAGGTGTTCAGCCAATGAATGGTCCTACTGGACTAATCTTCGCAATGCGTTCACGCTACACCAATCAGTCTGGTACAGAAGCATTCTTCAACGAACCAGATTCAGCATTCTCTGCTAATAAGGCAGGAACCAATGTTGGTCAAACAACACAGGGTGATTACACTGCTGCTACTGATGATGATGGTACAGTTGGTTTCGGTTCAACCGCAACTCAGCGTGGAACAAACCCTGCTATCCTAGAGAACAATGCTTCTGATGCTGTTCAAGCTCAGTATTCATTGGGTCAAGGTATGGCAACTGGTGACTCTGAAGCATTAGGCGACGGCACTAATGGTCACTTCAACGAGATGGCATTCTCCATCGAGAAGGTGACTGTAACCGCTAAGTCTAGAGCACTAAAAGCAGAGTACAGTTTAGAACTCGCTCAAGACCTTAAGGCAATCCACGGATTGAACGCTGAGGCTGAGTTAGCAAACATTCTTTCTTCTGAGATTCTTGCAGAGATTAACAGAGAAGTTATTCGTACTATCTACAAAACTGCTGAAGCAGGTTCACAGGTCAATGTTGCAAACGCAGGTTTCTTTAACCTAGATGTTGACTCCAATGGTAGATGGTCAGTTGAGAAGTTCAAAGGTCTTCTGTTTAACATCGAAAGAGATGCCAACAGAATCGCACAGAGAACTCGTCGTGGAAAGGGTAACATCATCCTAACTAGTGCCGATGTAGCATCTGCTCTAACAATGGCTGGTGTACTTGATTACACACCTGCACTTAATGCTAACCTACAAGTTGATGATACTGGTAATACATTTGCTGGTACTATCCAAGGTAAGTACAAAGTGTACATCGATCCATTCTCTGCTAACAGTGCTGCTAATCAGTACTATGTTGTTGGATACAAAGGATCTTCTCCTTATGATGCTGGTCTATTCTACTGCCCATATGTACCACTACAGATGGTAAGAGCAGTTGGAGAGAACACCTTCCAGCCAAAAATTGGATTTAAGACAAGATACGGTCTTGTTTCAAACCCATTCGCTGAAGGTACTGCTCAAGGACTTGGACGCATCACATCTAACAGCAACCGCTACTATCAGCGTACTGTTGTTCAGAACCTCATGTAATTCAGAAATTACATATTTCTTTAAGAGACTCCCTTCGGGGGGTCTTTTTTTTGTGCTATAATTCATCAGTCAAGACAAGGGACTATCGCATATTGGTTAATGCCCACTGCTTATAACGGTGTGAACCGAGTTCAATTCTCGGTAGTCCTATTTGATTCAGTAGCTCAAAGGATAGAGCAATTGCCTTCTAAGCAATTGGTTGTAGGTTCGAGTCCTACCTGAATCGCTTAGGGAGTGTAGTCCAACGGCAGAGACAGGAGACTTAAAATCTCTACAGTGTGGGTTCGACTCCCACCACTCCTATTTTGTGTTATAATGTATGAGTCGTTTGTTTCGCTACCTACGACTGCGGTTATCCCCTTTGGTAGGTTCAGGATAAGCGGCTATAGGAACCTACCAACCTATATAATAAAGAATATAAAGATTTATGAACGACGAAGAACTTCAGGATGAATTAAAAGAAAGAATCCTAGAAGGTCCTATCGTTTTTACTCCTGATGAAGAATGGATAGAATTGCTAAATAAAGACGCAGATATATAGTAGTAGAATGAGTGTGTTGAAATGAACGCTAAATGGATATCAATCGGAGTAGTTGGTAGTTTGTTTGCTGCCTCCCATATTGGTATGATTGGTATGCTTGCCACTAGAAATAATGGTAAGTTGCCCGATTTAAATATACCTACAGGTAACTATACAACATATCAGGCAGAAGTAACAGAGGATGGGTATAAAATTGCTTATAGAGCAAATGACCCTAAAACTATGTACACTACTAAAGATATTAAAACTAAAGGTGGATTCCTAGGACTATCTAACAACACACAAAAAGTTGTTGAAGAGTATACAATGGATGGTGCTATACATCATGGCGGTCCTGTTAGTACGAAGAGTGCTTGGATAGATCCAGCAGCACTTGCAATTACAGGAGGTGACGCAGGGGGAAAGTCAACTGCCAGAACCGAAGCCTGTATCAAGGCAGTCGGTGGTGGCGAACAATCGGGAAGACTTGTAGGAACTAGTGTTGGTGCAGCAGCAGCTCCTGCCTTGAGTGGTATACCATTTGTAGGATGGTTAGCAGCAGGATGGGTAGCAATGTTTGGTGGTAACCAAGGTGCAGAGATTGGTGGCGGTATGGCAGAAGAGTTCAGTAAAGACTGCTAAATAATTAAGATTACAACTGTTTAGTTTAATGTCATCTAGCACATTCTATGATAGGCAGATTAAGAATAGAAATTTCTTGTCTCCTACTGGATTTCAATTTAATTTGGCAAGAGCACCAAAGGTTGATTTCTTTTCTAATAGTGCAAGAATTCCTGGTATTACATTGGGAGAAATTAATGTTGGAAATTATTTAAAGTCTGTCCCTGTTCCTGGTGATCAAGTTCAGTTTGAAGATCTTACCTTATCATTTCTTGTCGATGAGAGTTTAGAAAATTATTTAGAAATACACAACTGGATATATGGATTAGGGTATCCTAAATCTGTAGACCAATTTAAACAAATTGTTTTAGATAGAAATACAGGTGATATTGATAACTTAAAACAATTTAGTGATGGTACACTTAGCATATTAAATAGTAATTTTAATCCAATGGCATATGTCAGGTTTACTGATATGTTCCCTGTATCACTAAGTACTTTAGAATTTACTGCCCAAGAAAACGATTATACATACTTTACAGCAACAGTTACCTTTAAGTATTTGTTGTATGAAATCCTTGATACTCAATTCAAGGTAAAATCGTCATCTATTAATTCAGCATGAACCTTGAGACTATACAAAGTATGTGGGAGAAAGACTCACAGATTGATCAAATTAAAATACATGATGAGGCAGCGAAGATACCTTCCCTTCATGCAAAATACTGGGATGTATATAACACTCTAAAACTTTTGCGAGAGAAAGCAAAAACACAAGAGTCAAGTATTAGATTAGAAAGATATAATTATTACACTGGAAAATCTTCTCCTGAAGTGTATGAGGCCGAACCTTTTCCATATAGAGTTAGAGAGAAAGATGTAATTAAACAACATTTAGATGCTGATAAAAGACTACAAGAAATTACACTAAAAATTAAATACTATGATGTGATGCTAACTTATCTCGAAGATATTGTTAGGCAAATAAACAATAGAAGTTATCAACTAAAAAACATTATTGATTGGCAACAATTGAGTGGCTAATGTCCGACCTTACTATCACAAAAAAGAATGAGGTCTTTTTAAAGATCGTCTCGGAACCTCATGTTGCTCATGAGTTATCTGATCAGTTTACCTTTGATATACCTGGTGCTAAGTATATGCCTCAGTATAGAAAAAGGTACTGGGATGGTAAGATAAGATTATTTAATCTACAGACAGGAGAAATATATGTTGGATTGCTTGATAAGATAGTATCTTTTTGCAAGCATCATAAGTATGAATATAAATTTGAAGATAGTAAGTTTTATGGTACTCCCTTTGAAGTCAATGAAATGATTTCATTAGAGGGTGTTAAAGATTACATGAATGCAATATCTAAGACAACTCCACGAGACTATCAAATAGAGGGAGTATACGATGCTCTAAGACACAATAGAAGATTAGTGATAAGCCCCACTGCCTCTGGCAAATCTTTGATGATTTACGCAATCGTTCGTTACTTCGCAGAGCAAAATAAAAAGACTCTGATAGTTGTTCCAACGACATCTCTGGTAGAGCAGATGCATAAGGACTTTGCTTCTTATGGATGGGACGCTGATTCATATTGTCAAAAAATATACGCTGGTAAAGAAAAAGAAATAAATTCTCCTGTGGTTATTACAACCTGGCAATCTATCTATAAGTTACCAAAAACATATTTTGAAAAATTTGAAGTTGTAGTAGGTGATGAAGCACATCAATTCAAATCAGCGTCGCTCGTAAAAATTATGACTAAGTTGCATCAAGCAAAGTATCGTTATGGTTTTACTGGTACGCTAGACGGCACACAAACACACAAGTTAGTATTAGAAGGACTGTTCGGACCATCATATAAAACTATTAAAACTCATGAGTTGATGGAGAAAGGTTATCTAGCAAGACTAAATGCTAAGATTATATTGTTAAAACATAAAGCAACTCCATTTGATACTTATGAAGAGGAAATACAGTATCTAATTAATCATGAACAAAGAAATAAATTTATTAAAAACCTAGCGTTAGACTTGAAAGGTAATACTTTAATCCTATACAGTAGAGTAGAAACCCACGGAGAGGTTTTATATAATCTCATAAATAATAATGATGATCGTAAAGTATTCTTTATTCACGGTGGAGTTGATGTACATGATAGAGAGTTAACTCGTTCTATCACAGAGGGAGAGAAAAATGCAATCATTGTTGCATCATATGGAACTTTCTCTACTGGTATCAATATCAAAAACCTGCATAATGTAATTTTTGCTTCACCATCGAAGTCGAAGATTAGGAATCTACAAAGTATTGGAAGGGTTCTAAGAAAAGGAACCAATAAATTCAAAGCAACTTTGTATGACATAGCAGATGACTGTTCGACTGATAGTAAAAAAAATTATACACTAAACCATTTAGTCGAACGAATCAAAATATACAATGAAGAAAATTTTAACTATGACCTTGTGAGAGTTTTATTAAAGGAGAAACATGGATGAAATCATAACCTACTTTGTATTCAAATTGGTTTCTGGCGAGGAGGTCGTCGCTGCCACTAGAATTGATGATACTGGTGTGGAACCAGCATTTTTCCTAACAAAACCCCTTAAGGTAGAACTAACACATAAAGGAACAAATACTTTAGTAAGATTGGTTCCTTGGATTACTATTCCAGATGATGATAAAGAAGTTTATAGTGTTGGGTTTGATAAAATTATTACTATGACTGAATTAGAAGCAGACCATGAGATGACTCATGCATATAATCATTATAATTTAAGTAGAGAAACTAGAGATACTCAAAAGGTTAGTATCAGTGAAAAGATGGGTTATAAAGGTAATGTAGAAAAAACTAGATCTAGTTTAGAAAAAATATTTTCTGGAATATCTACTACTGTATAGATACTAGTGTTCCTTTGAACCGCCACAAGGCTAATTGTACAGGTAATTGCTACTTGTGTCAAGCTGTGTTATAATACCTACAGATTCGGACAAACTTATGCCTAGAAAAAGGTCTGATCATTATGTAAATAATAAAGAACTCCTTGAGGCGATGGTTGTCTATCGCAAGAAAGTTGCTATTTCAAAAGAAAAGGGGATTGATCCACCACCTATTAGTAACTATCTTGGAGAATGTTTTCTTAAGATTGCAACACATTTATCTTATAAACCTAACTTTGTAAACTATATGTTCCGTGAGGATATGATCGGGGACGGCATTGAAAACTGTGTACAATACATACACAACTTTAATCCAGAGAAATCTTCTAATCCCTTTGCATATTTTACTCAGATTATATACTATGCATTTTTAAGAAGAATACAAAAAGAAAAGAAACAGTTAGAGATTAAAACTAAAATCATAGAGCGTACTGGTTTTGAACAAGTTATGGTAGTTGAAGAAGGTGCAGGTGGTACTTCATCTGATTATAATACTATTAAAGATAACATACAATACAGGAACTCAAACAGATGAGATTAACACAAGAAGTCATTGACAAGATTCAAATTGCAATGACCCACACCAAAATGAATGGTGATGTCAACTGGAAAGATGGTGATGAGTTAGATGTTTGTCTAGGTGGAACATTTGCAGGTGACAAATTTATTAGTATAATTAATAGAACTCGTAGTAGCACATCTAAAAAATGAGAGTAGCAATAATTACAGACCAACATTTTGGTATGAGGAAAGGTAGTAGGTTATTCCATGAATACTTTCAAAGATTTTATGAAGACATTTTTTTCCCAACACTGGAACGAGAGGGGATTACAACGCTTATCGATATGGGGGACACTTTTGATAATCGTAGGTCGATTGATTTATGGTCTTTGGAATGGTGCAAAACGCATTACTTTGACCGTCTTCGTGATATGGGGATTACTGTGTACTCTGTTGTCGGTAATCACACTGCCTATTTTAAAAACAAAAACGATGTTAATACAATTGATTTACTACTACGAGAGTATCCTAATATGGTGCTTGTCAGAGATCACGCAGAGTATCAGATTGGCGACACAAAATGTCTTTTCTTAGGTTGGATTAACGAAGAGAATAAAGGTAAGATAAAAAGAAAAGTTAAATCAACAAAGGCGAAGGTCGCATTTGGTCACCTAGAACTAAATGGTTATGCTGTATACAAAGGATATACACAAGATCATGGTGCTAGTGGTGATGCAGATATGTTTGAGAAATTTGATAGAGTATTTACTGGACATTATCATACAAGATCCAATGATGGTAAAATATTTTACTTAGGTAATCCATATGAAATGTTCTGGAATGATTGTGAAGACACTCGTGGATTTCATATTTTTGATACAGAAACATATGATTTAGAACCTATTAATAATCCTCATAGAATGTTCTATAAGATATACTATGATGATACTCCATATCAAATCTTTGATGCTACAGAATATGCAGGTAAGATTGTTAAAGTTATAGTTAGACAAAGATCTAACCCTAAAGATTTTGAAAAGTTTATTGATAAACTACATTCTGTTGGTGTAGAAGATCTAAAGGTCATCGAAAGTGCTGACTGGAATCATGGTTATATTCATGCATCAGATTTCAATGCAGATGAAGATGAGAATACAATTGCTTTGTTAAATAGGTTTATAGAAGAATCAGAGATTGATCTTGACAAAACTAGAATTAAAAAACTTGTGGGAGGTTTGTACGCTCAAGCATGCGAGGTGGAGTAATGTGGTTATTATGTGAAGATGGCAAGCGTGAGGGTGCTTACGCTGTTAAGGACATCAATAATGATAAGGTTTTGTTCTTATTTGAACAAGAAGATGATGCAGAACGATACAGAATGCAACTAGAATCCGAAGAAGATGCTATAATGGAAGTAGTCGAAGTAGACGAAGATGTTGCAATAAAAGCGTGTGAGATGTATAATTATAAGTATACTATCGTAACCCCTAACGATTTTGTGATGCCACCCCTACAAGATGATTCTGTTTAAAAAGGTAAAGTTTAAAAATTTTCTATCTACTGGTGATAAATGGACGGAGATAGATTTAAATTCTGATGGTACAACAATAGTTGTTGGTACAAATGGTGCTGGTAAATCTACCATATTGGATGCTTTGTGCTTTGTATTATTTAATAAACCATATCGTAAGATCACAAAATCACAACTAATCAATACTACCAATGAGAAAGGAACTCTTGTTGAGATTGATTTTTCTATAGGTAATACAGAATATAATGTGACTAGAGGTATTAAACCTAATCTATTTGATATTAAAATTGATGGTCGAATGCGTAACAAAGAAGCAGACGATAGAATCAATCAAAAAATCCTAGAAGAACAGATTTTAAAATTAAACTATAAATCATTTACTCAAATTGTAATACTAGGTAGTAGCAACTTTGTACCCTTCATGCAACTAAGTGCTCCTAACCGTAGAGAAGTTATTGAAGATCTATTAGATATTAAAATTTTCTCCGCTATGAATCTAATCCTAAAAGAAAAACTTAGATCAAATAGAGAGATTGTAAGAACATTAGAACTTAAGAAAGAAACTCTTAAAGATAAAGTTTCAATGCAAGAAAATTTTATCGATAAGATGAATACTAGAAGTGAAGATGATATTAAAGAAAAGGAGTTAAAACTTGATACAATTGCTCTAGATGTTAATCAATTATTAAGTAAAAATGAATCCTTAAGTAAAGATTTGGACAGCGTTCAAACACAATTAGAAACTGTATCAGATGCTTCAAAACGCTTGGTAAAACTAGGTTCTTTGAAGCAAAAGATATCCAATAAAGTATCAAGGATTACTAAAGAGCATAAGTTTTTCACAGACAATACGGTATGTCCTACATGCAGCCAGAATATAGAAGAATCGTTTCGGTTAAATAGAATTGATGACGCTCAAAATAAAGCAAAGGAACTCAGAGATGGCTATCAAAAGCTTGAGGAGTCGATAACAGAAGAAGGTATCCGAGAGCGTCACTTCACCAAACTATCTAAGGAGATTACAGAACTCACAAATGGCATTTCTCAAAACAGTGTTAGGGTTAATGGACTACAGCAACAGACAGGAGATTTACAACAGGAAATTCAAATTCTTACCGACAACCTTAAAAATAAAAATACTGAACATGAGAAGCTAGAGAAATATAAAAAAGATCTGGAGTCTTGCTTTGGCAATCTTGCAAAACAGAATGACGAGATAACATATAATGACCATGCCTATGAACTATTGAGGGATGGTGGTGTCAAAGGAAAAATAATTAAGAAGTATCTTCCTCTTATCAATCAGCAGGTCAATAGGTATCTGCAGATGATGGATTTCTATATCAATTTTCGATTAGATGAAGAGTTTAATGAAACAATAGAAAATCCTATTCATGACAAGTTTACATACTCTTCATTCTCTGAGGGTGAGAAGATGAGAATTGACTTAGCACTCCTGTTCACATGGAGAGAGGTTGCTAGGTTTAAAAATTCTACGAATACTAACCTTCTTATTATGGATGAGGTATTTGATTCATCGTTAGATGGATTGGGAACAGATGAATTCATTAAGATTATTAAGTATGTTGTTAAAGATGCTAATGTATTTGTTATATCACATAAGGTAGATATGTTAGATAGATTCCAAACTATGATAGAATTTACTAAGAAAGGTGGATTCTCTTATGCTACTAAGAGTGCTGTGGAGCAGTAATTATGTATGTACTTCATGATGTGATGTCCAATAAGGATGTCATGCAAATCTATAATCATGTTATAGAAAATAGTTTGTGGAAAATAAATAGTGCATATGGTGGTCTTGACAATCCAGAGTTAATGTATCCTAGGATGCAAGCAATGGATGAGAAAGGTATGCATGATCCATTTCTAGCAGGGTACTTTATTGCTACCATGGCTAGAGTTAGAGATAGACTACAGAATCAACATGGGTTTATTTTACCCACACAAAGTGTTGCTGCTATAGGATTTAATGCACAACGAAAGGGTAATGTACCAGAGTTTCATACTGATGCTGATGGTAATGGTCCTCATGTGTGGAGTGCAGTAGGATTTCTAACACCCCAATGGGATCCTTCATGGGGTGGAGAATTGCAAATTGAAGACAAGACCTTTACATATGGACCTGGAGACTTTATAGTGTTTAGGTCGAACAAACTCCATGATGCTCTACCTATCAAGGTAGATACTCCATTCTGGAGAGTATCTGTATCCTGTATGTTCAAATGAATACTCCAAACTGGCAGCATCATTCCAAAAAGGAAAAGAAACGCCACCTTAAACCACAAGCACTACGCTCTGCAAGAGAGAGGCGTAGACAGTTGATAAAGTGTCTACTCAAGACCTCCGATCCTCGTCGGGGGTCTTATAATGTGTATATACACAACGAATCACATGCAACACAATATTAAAGGAACACTTGCAAGACTCCTTGCTACAGAGAACCTTGTAGTAGAACACAAGAATGTAGAGACTGCTCAATTCAATGTTGAGACTAGAGTTTTGACACTACCTCTTTGGAAGATTTCTCAAGAGTCTGTTTATGATGCTTTGATTGCTCATGAGGTAGGACATGCTCTATACACACCTTGTGATGCATGGTTCGAGCAAGAAGAATTTGTTGGAGTCCCACATTCCTTTGTTAATATTATTGAGGATGTTAGAATTGAGAAGTTAATGAAGCGTAGATACGAAGGTCTTGCTAAAACATTCTATCGTGGTTATGGTCAGTTGCATGAAGATGACTTTTTTGAAATTGATAGACCAATAGATGAGTTTAGTTTCCCTGATCGTATCAATCTATACTCTAAGATAGGTCCTTTCCTATGTGTTGAGTTTACTGACACTGAGCAGGATCTAGTAGACAGAATTGAGAAGGCAGAAACATTCTATGAAGTTTGTGTACTCGCTAAAGAGTTGCAAGAATTCTGCAAACAACAACAGGAAGAAAGAATTGAAGAAGAAGTCAAGGTAAAGATGAATTTAGATGGATCTGGTAACAATGATCTAGAAGGTAAACAGGAAACTGAGGATGTAGATGAACCATCAGAGGAATCTGAAGGTAACGACCTAGAAGATTTGTCAGAAGGATTACCACACCAGCAAGATGACAGTGGTAAGATGCAACCACAACCAGAATCCGCATCACCAGAGGGATCTGACGAGTTTGATACAACAACAGTAGATGCACTTGAGTCTAAATTGCAGGATCTAGTAGACACTGGTGCAGCAGAGAGTGTATACTTAGAGCTACCAAAGCTACATTTAGATCGCATTGTCATTTCCACCGATGAAATCCGTAATTCATTGAATGAGCATTGGAAAGAGGAAGATTCAAGAAGAACAGAGTATGAAGCATCTTTACCAAAATCTTATTACGAATCAGATGAGTATAGAACTAATACAAGACAAGGTATGATTGAAAAGTTTGAGCAATTCAAAAAAGATTCTGCTAAAGAAGTTTCTTATCTAGTTAAAGAGTTTGAGTGTAAGAAATCTGCTAGTGCATATGCTCGTGCTACAACATCTAAAACTGGTGTTCTAGACTGCACTAAACTCCATACATATAAGTTTAATGAAGATCTTTTTAAAAAGATAACTGTTGTTCCTAATGGTAAAAATCACGGTCTAGTTTTCATACTTGACTGGTCTGGATCTATGTCAAATATATTACTTGATACAGGTAAACAGTTGTTACAATTGATCTGGTTTTGTAAGAAAGTTCAAATCCCATTTGATGTATATGCTTTCAGTAATGAGTGGAAGGGTAGACAGTCATCCTATTCAAGTAGAACAGATCTTCCACCAGTATATGATCGTGTTGCAAATACAATTGATATTGGTTCTGATTTCTCACTACTAAATTTTGTATCTAGTAGTTCTAAAGACATAGACACAGATATAAAAAATCTATTCTTAATGTGTGCCTACTATGATGGGTGGAGAAATCATGCTTTTACAATACCAAATGGTCTTTCTTTATCTGGTACACCTCTTAATGAATCAATCATCTGTTTGAATGATTTAATTCCTCAGTTCAAAAACAAAACTGGTGTAGAGAAAGTTAATGTTGTAATATTAACTGATGGTGAAGCACAGAGTCTTCGCAGAAATTCTTATGTTGATCGTCACTGGGAGTCAGAACCTTTCTTAGGTACTACATCCATCAACTCTAATTGTTTCCTAAGGAATCGTAAGACTGGTAATGTAACTAGATTTAATCATTCATTTCATGATTTTACTAAATTACTATTAGAAGATTTTAGGAGTGTACATCCCAGTGTTAATGTTATAGGATTCAGAGTTCTTGCAAGTCGTGATGCAAGTAGTTTCATCCGTAGATATATGTACGGTACTGATGACTGGGGGCAGATTGACAAGAAGACTGCTGAGTGGAGAAAAAACAAATCATTCTCTCTAGAAAATACTGGTTATCAAAAGTACTTTGCACTATCATCCACATCACTAAACAGTGACTATGACTTTGATGAAGAGACAAATGATGCGATGACTAAAGCAGAAATCAAGAGAGCATTTGTAAAATCATTCAAAGCAAAGAAGACTAACAAAAAAGTTTTGACTGAGTTTGTTGATCTAGTTGCTTGACATGTGAAAGTGAGTACTATATAATAATAGTACTCTTTCACAATTGGAGATGAACACCCTTCAAAGACTGACATGGGTTATAGACACCCTTGAAACATATGCAAGATGGGCGAGTTCCAATACTGCTGAAATCCGTGAGAATGCAAAAGCTGGAGAAACTCAGTTACCTCTTACTCAATGGAGACAGATGTATGGTCTCGACAAATTTTGCGAACAAAACCTACACCTATTAGATGTTCTTAAACATAATAACTTTAAGACATCTCCTCGTGACTACATGCGTACTCTTATGAGTCGTGCTGCAGGACAACGACCTGATAGACTTAGAAATGGAATATTTGGAAAAACATTTCCTAGTATCATAAACAAACAGAAGGCAACCAGTTATCTTCCTGGTCGTCATGCAAAGAACTCTGCTGTTGAACAGCAGTTATCTTTTGCTGCTGTTAAGTCTGTAGATCCTATCTCAGAATCTCTAGATACATCATTCCCACAACAGAATGATGGACTAGAAAATGTGATCGCTCAGTTGAAAAATGCTGGAGTTCAATCGATCACTATGACACTTAAATAAGTGTCCACTAGTAGTGGATATAGGCATTGTATTCTATTATAATGTCTATATACACAACAGACATTACAAATGGCAAAAATTCAAAAAAAATCTCAACCTCGTTATGTGACTGCAGAACTAGTTGACGGTCTAAGATCATCTTTTGGTAACAAGATTACATCAGATAATGTCAAAGTATATTGTGCTAAGAACAATCGCAATTACAGAACACTCACTAAGCACATCAAATCTTACAAGACTGGATTAGGTAAATGGGATTTGACTGTTGCTGAAGCAAGAAAATCATTCGAGAAACAGATCACTTCAACTGCTCCTGTTAAACAGAATCTTGTACCTGAAAAAGATAATACATTTGTCAAGTTTGGTAACTTTACTGACATAAAAAAAGTAATTCAATCAAAGCAATTCTATCCATCTTTTGTTACTGGATTGTCAGGTAACGGTAAAACATTCTCTGTTGAACAGGCATGTGCACAACTAAATAGGGAGTTAATTAGAGTTAATATTACAATTGAAACAGACGAAGATGATCTTATTGGTGGGTTCCGTCTTGTTGATGGTAACACTGTTTGGCACAATGGTCCCGTTATCGAAGCTTTGGAGAGGGGAGCTATCCTCCTTCTAGATGAGATTGACCTAGCATCAAATAAAATATTGTGTCTACAACCAGTCCTTGAAGGTAAAGGTATCTTCCTTAAGAAGACTGGTAAGTTTGTTCAACCTGCTACAGGATTCAATGTTATTGCAACTGCAAATACTAAAGGTAAAGGATCTGATGATGGTAAATTCATAGGAACTAATGTTCTTAATGAAGCATTCCTTGAGAGATTCCCTGTAACCTTTGAGCAAGAGTATCCACACTCTGCTACAGAGAATAAAATCCTTCTAGGTATTGCTAATAACTTAGGAGTAAAAGATAGTGAGTTCTGTAAGAAACTTACAGACTGGGCAGACATCATTCGTAAGACATTCTACGATGGTGGTATAGATGAGGTTATCTCAACTCGTCGTCTAGTACATATCATTCGTGCTTATAGTATCTGGAATGACAAACTAAAATCAATCAAAGTATGTTTGAATCGTTTCGATGATGAAACAAAACAATCATTCTTGGAATTATATGATAAAGTAGATGCTGATGTTGACATCAATGCATCTGAAGAAGAATGATTCTACAACCTTTTTCTCCTCTGGTATATAAAGAAAATATATCAGGGGAGTTTCATCAATTTTTACTGGATGCAGCAGATGACTCTAGAATTAATCCTGTTAATGTAGGAGACTCATTAGCAGGAAATATTGATGAACAATTACAGTTAAAAATAGATGGTCAGGCATTTGTAAAATTTGTCTATCCACATGTTCATGATTACATGGAAAAATCTCATGAACATAAAACAAAAATGTCAAACCTTACTGATATTGTTTCACCACCACTATTCCATCACATTGCATTTGATCTAGGTAGTGGTCCTTGGATTAATTTTCAGCGTAGAAATGAGTTTAATCCTATCCACAATCACAGTGGACAATTAAGTTCAGTAATCTTTATTGATATACCCGAAGTCATTCGGGAAGAAGCAAAGAATACTGTTAAAACTAATATGCCCTGTTCTGGTCAATTGGAATTTATTCATGGTGAAGATGGTTTTGAATACTCTGGATCATTTAAAGTTGTTCCAAAAACAGGTGAACTTTATTTGTTTCCAGCAACTCTTAGACATACTGTCTATCCGTTTACTAGCGATGTAGAGAGGATCACTATGAGTTTCAATGTACACAATATTCAAAAAGGATGATATAATGGTAAATGCATGGTCACTAGCAGCATCTATTTTAGATGGAACATTTGATGAGGATTACCCTATTATGACAGGAGTTGGAACACACACTAAAGGTGGATGGATTGATCAACTTAGCGGTGAAGTTGAAATTACTATTGATGATAGTAATTGTCCAGCAGAGTTGAACAAACGCAATGTACATTACAAGTACAATGAGGATAAAATTCTAGAAACAATTAAAGAGTATATTGGAAGAACATATAGTTCTCATTATGCTAACAACAGTGTACAGACATTAGATCTTATTGATGCAGTTGGCGATGCTGCTGCTTTTTGTCGTAGTAACATACTTAAGTATGCATCAAGATATGACAAAAAAGGCACAGCAAGGCTTGACATTGAGAAGATTATACACTATGCTGTACTTCTATACCACTTTGAAGGATTAGACACCAAGGACACTACCAATGGATATGAAACTTTCTGAAAAAACAATTAATTTGCTGGAGAACTTCTCCTCAATCAATCAATCCATTCTGGTGAAAAGAGGTTCTAAACTTCGCACTATCAGTGTGATGAAGAACATTCTTGCTGAAGCAGATGTGGATGAAAACTTTGAAAGGGACTTTGGGATCTATGATCTTCCTCAGTTTCTTAATGGTGTTAATCTTATGAAGGATCCTGATCTGGATCTTAAGAATGAAACATACATGATCATTCGTGAGGGTAAGTCAACTAAGGTTAAGTTTGCTTTTGCAGATCCTGATGTTATTATTACTCCACCAGAAAAACCAATTACATTACCATCAAGTGATGTAACATTTGCACTTGATAGTGCACAGTTAGGTAAACTACTCAAGGCATCATCTGTATATCAATTGCCAGATCTAGCAGCAGTTGGTAATGGTAAAGAAATTAAGATGGTCGTATCAGATCGTAAGAACGATAACTCAAATGAATTTTCTCTTGTTGTTGGTGATACTGACAGCGTATTTGAATTTAATTTCAAGATAGAAAACATTAAATTGATTCCTGGTTCATATGATGTCCAGATTTCAAAGAAACTATTATCTAAGTTTACCAACAGTCAATACAATCTTGATTACTTTATTGCACTAGAACCAGATTCAGTGTATGATGAGTGAAGCATGGAAGGTATGGAAGTATGCGTTGGGTTCATTCTCTGACTCTCAAACCAAAAGGTATGATAATATTGTACTCATTGTACGATCTTTCATCTTCCTTACTTATCTTACTACTAATTGTTTTATTACAGCAGGGGTGATTCGTCATTGGAACGACACCCCTTCTTCTATTGATTATGAACATCTTTGTGACAAATCCTGATCCACAGGTATCAGCAAAATCATTACCTGACAAACATATAGTAAAAATGCCTTTAGAGACATGTCAAATGCTCTCTATCGTCTTCTCACACTGGTATTATGACTGGGGTGATGATTTAGTTAAGAAGAAAGACGGCACAGCATACAAGACCTCTAAGGGTGCTTTCCGTAATCATCCTTGTACTCAATGGGCAGCAGATAGCAAATACAATACAGCATGGTTGATTCAACATGGATGTGCTTTAGTTGATGAATATACTCATCGCTATAATAAAGTTCATGGTTGTGCCAATGCTTTGTTTGAAGCAAAGAAAACATTTCATAAGATGACAAATGATGTAATAGTATGTTATAGTATGGTTGAACACTTTACTCGTGCCATGCCAGATGTCTATAAACATGACACAAGCATTGACACTTTTACTGCTTACAAGAATTACATTAGCAGCAAACCTTGGGTTGCATCTAATTATCTTCGTGACCCATCCAGAAAACCCTCTTGGATCAAATGACTAACCCTGCTTTAGAAATACTATTTTGGACAATATTGTCTCTATATCTAATTTACAAATTGGGACTTATTAAAAAGTGAACAATGATTTTTTATGGGTTGAAAAATACAGACCCCAAACAATTGATGAATGTATTCTCCCTGAGAGTATTAAGAAAACCTTTAGAGAATTTCTAAATAAAGGAGAAGTGCCAAACTTGCTTCTCTCTGGTCCTGCTGGATGTGGAAAGACTACAGTTGCTAAGGCACTGTGCAAGCAATTGGGAGTAGATTCTTATGTCATTAACGGATCTGATGAAGGCAGGTTTCTCGACACTGTTAGGAATAATGCCAAGAACTTTGCGTCTACGGTATCTCTCACGAGTGAGTCGAAACATAAAGTCATCATCATCGATGAGGCAGACAATACCACTCCCGATGTACAACTCCTTCTCAGAGCGAGTATTGAGGAGTTCCAAAAAAACTGCAGATTCATTTTCACATGCAACTACAAAAATAAAATCATTGAACCCCTCCATTCGAGATGTGCTGTGGTTGAGTTTGGTATTAAGGGTAGAGATAAACAAGAAGTTGCAGTAGGTTTTTTTAATAGACTTGTAGAGATTTTAGATAGAGAAAATGTAGAAGTAGATAAGAAAGTTTTAGCAGAACTTATTAACAAACATTTTCCTGATTGGAGGAGGGTTCTTAATGAGTTGCAAAGATATAGTGTTGGCGGTAAAATTGACAGTGCAATTCTAGCAGAGTTTTCTGATGTTAAAATTGAAGATCTTATTAAGACGCTTAAGAAAAAAGATTTCCCTGCCGTCAGAAAGTGGGTGGTATCTAATATGGACAATGATCCTGCTGTCCTTCTTCGTCGTCTCTACGATGCTTTATATTCAAGTCTTGATGGTCCTTCTATTGCTGCATCTGTTCTTATAATTGCTAAGTATCAATATCAAATAGCATTTGTTGCTGATCAAGAGATAAATCTTCTAGCAGCATTAACCGAAATCATGGTGGAGTGTGAATTCAAATGAGCCTATCAAAACAAGTTGAAGACTCTCTAAGAGAGGCACAGTCAAATTTGCGTAATGCGTTAGCATTTGCTGCAAGGAGTGAGAAACCTTACATTAGTAAGCACATTGCTGATTACTTAGCAAGCATCGATAATCTTATTGATGTTTCTGAGCATTTAGAAAAACTTGAATCTATTATTGAAGAACATGAGCAAGACACTTAAAACACCCCTTAGATATCCTGGTGGAAAGTCTCGTGCTTGTACGAAAATTTCTACTAGTTTTCCTGACTTTAGACAATACAAAGAGTATCGTGAACCATTCTTAGGTGGTGGTTCCGTAGCATTGTTTGTTAGTAAGTTAAATCCTGACCTAGATATTTGGGTAAACGATTTATATAAACCGTTAACAAACTTCTGGCAACAGTTGCAACATTCTGGTCAAGAACTACAGGATGAAGTTAAGTCTTTGAAAGATAAACATCCTGACCCTGACTCTGCTAGAGAACTATTCAAGCAATCTAAGGAGGAAATTAACGATGAAACAAAATCCGATTTCTATCGTGCCGTTATTTTTTATGTTCTTAATAAGTGTTCCTTTAGTGGTCTTACAGAGGGTTCATCCTTCTCTCCCCAAGCTTCCAACTCAAACTTCTCCTACCGTGGAATTGAAAAGTTAGCAGAATATTCTAAGTTGATAGAGAACTGGAAGATTACAAAACTTGACTATAGAGAACTCTATAGTAATTCTAGAGATGTATTCATGTACCTAGATCCTCCTTACGAGATTAGTGATAATCTTTATGGTAAGAAGGGTTCTATGCACAAGTATTTTGATCATCAAGAGTTTGCACAAACATGTGATCAACATGCTGCTAGTCAATTAATTTCTTATAATAGTAGTCAACTTATTAAGGATAGATTTAAAGATTGGAATGTCTCCGAATTTGATCATACATATACTATGAGATCCGTTGGAGACTACATGAGTGATCAACAAGATCGCAAAGAACTTTTAGTTTTTAATTATGAAAATACTGGGTCTGCATAGTTCTGTTACTTGGGAAGGTAACAATGTAAATGAGTTCTCTAGGATCCATGATTCTGGAGCAACTTTCTTTGACAACGGTAAACACATTTGTAGTATTGATGAGGCAAGATTAAGTAGAATAAAATATGATGGTACATGGCCATATAGATCAATTGATTATGTACTAGGAGATGTTCCTAAAGAAGATATTGATATTGTAGTGTATGTTCCTAGTGCAGTTCATCTATGCAATAAACATACTGCTGATGCAACAGTTGCTAGATTTATTAAAAATCAATTTCCAAATGCAAAGTTATGGTATGTTAGTCATCATATGTGCCATGCTGCATCTTCTGTTTATACCTCACCATTTAACTCTGGAAGTTATTTGACATTAGATGGTATGGGTGCTGCCCAATGGGATTTTGCAGCAGGAATGACTAAGGGATATGAAAATAATAGTATAGGATATTTTGATAAAGATAAAAGAATATTCACAAACCAAACTATGAAGTCTGGATCAGGTGAAAATTCTTTTGGTGATTATTATATGAACATGGCAGTCATGACATATAACATGGCTAAAGCAGTTAAAGAAGAAGGTGATAGGTATCACTATAAAAATAAACAAGACTATGAGGATGTAGTAACCTTTAGTGCAGAGGGTAAGGTTATGGGACTATCTGCATATGGTAAACCATGTGATAGAAATCCACCATACACATTCTCTGAGGAGTTTCCATTAAAGACAATGGAGATTGACAAGTATGATTATGGTCCTTCATGGATTAACTTCCACAAATATAATGAAGTATTTGATCATCTAAAAGGTTTATCTAAGGAGGATATTGCTTACTATATTCAATATCATTATGAAGAAGCTATTGTTAAATGGATATCTCAACTAAGAAAAGAAAATTATCTTACAGAGGATGTTTGTTTTGCTGGTGGATGTTTCTTAAATGTTTGTGCTAACTCATTAC